TGGTAACGGGAGATTTCGGCCAGCTGGCGTCAGATGCACAAAATATCTGGCAGAATATCCAGGACGCTGCATCACAGATCTGGTCTGGAATACAGCAGGTGGTCACATCTTTTGCAGAGGGATTGGTCACTCATGTGGTCACTCTGGTTACGGGATTTATGGACACCCTGTCAAGTTTGTGGGACATGATAAAGCAGACGGCGCTCAATACCTGGGAAAATCTGAAAAATTCCGTGGTTCAAACCGCAACAAATTTGAAAGATTTTGCAATCCAGGCATTCCAGAACCTGAAAGAATCTGCATATCAGAAGTGGCAGGAAATGAAGCAGAACGCGCACGACAGCTGGGAGAACTTAAAGAGCAGCGTGGTTCAAACCGCACAGAATCTGAAAGAATCAGCGGTGCAGGCGTTCCACAACATGGTTTCCGGAATTGGAAACGCACTGAGCAGTCTGGGATCAACCGTTTCAAACGGATTCCAGTCAGCAATCAGCTTTATCACATCACTGCCAAGCCAGGCGGTACAGTGGGGACGCGATTTCATAGACGGAATTGTATCCGGAATCCGGGGAGCCATTGGCAGAGTCAGAGATGCCGTGTCAGACGTGGCATCTACAATCCGCTCATTCCTGCATTTCTCAGTGCCTGATGAGGGACCACTGACAGAGTATGAGTCCTGGATGCCGGACTTTATGCAGGGATTGGCCAAGGGCATCGAAAAGAGTAAATCAGTGGTGGCTGATGCAATCGAGGGCGTGAGCAAAGACATGACCATCAACGCAAATGCAATGATGGACCAGAGCAACGCCAAACAGACAAACGCCATCATGAATATCACATCATTGCTGGCTCAGTATCTGCCATACCTGGCCAAGAGCTTAAACATCGAATGGGATACAGGAGGTGTAGCGGCGAAACTGGCAAGAGATATGGATAGAGAGCTGGGCATCCTGGCAGAGGAGGGAGGATTCCTATAATGGACGCAATTACAAACGGAGCCACGATTGAGATCGTGGCCACCGGCGAAAGATTCCACACTCTGAATGACTGGGGCCTGGCAATAGGAAACAATGATTATATTGGAGATGTGGAACAGGAAAATTATTATGTGGACGTGCCTGGAGCAGATGGCTTTCTGGATTTCTCAGAAGCCATCACAGGCCGCCGCATATTCAAAAACCGTCCAATCAACATCGAGCTGGGCGGTAAGAAACCGAGAGACAACTGGGATATTTTTATCTCAGACATTAGAAACCTTGTAGAGGGCAGAGAGATCAAGGTCATTTTTGATAATGACTCTGGGTTCTACTGGACGGGCAGAGCGTCCATCCAGGGATATGACAGAAACAGGGAGATAGGCACATTTACATTGGCCATTCCGAAAGCTGACCCATACAAGTACAATGTAGCGGATTCCGCAGAGGACTGGCTGTGGGATTCATTTGATTTTGAGACGGGGATCATAGACGAGGGTACGGAAATCACGGTCAAGACCGGAGAGACAAAGACGTATACCATCGTTCCGGATCAGATGCCGTTCGTTCCGACCATATACGTGAGCGTTCTGGGATCAGCTGGTCTCAAAATGACAGCGAACGGGGAAACCTACACACTGATGAAAGGAAAGAACCGTTTTGCAGATATTACAGTTAATACAGAGGATGTGGTGCTCAGTTTCACTGGAACAGGAACACTCACGATCCGGTACAGGAGGGGGTCACTGTAATTGTATAAAGTTAAAATGGACGGTCAGACCCTCTACTATCCAGGGGATAAAGAGGCGGTGCTGACCAATCCAACGCTAAACCTGCAGACGGGTTATGCGGGAACCTTTGAGTTTGCGGTACCGCCAAACAATCCGCTGTATGACAAAATTAAGAACCGGAGCAGCATGGTCAGCGTGTTCCGGGACACAACAGAAATATTTTACGGAGAAGTTCGGAAACAGCCGAAAGTTGACCGGTACAGAAATAAAAATGTCTATTGCGCCGGCGCAATGAGTTTCCTGGCGGACTCCATACAGCCACAGGCTGAGTACCATGAAATGACACCACGGCAGATGCTGGAGACGTTCCTGGACATTCACAACAACCAGGTAGAGGATAGAAAAAAGATCTATCTGGGAAAAGTGACCATCACAGATGCCAATGATTCCCTGTATCGGTACACCAACTTTGAGAACACGCTGAAAGCGATCAGAGAGAAACTGGTGGAAAAGCTGGGAGGATATCTGAGACTCCGGCATGAGAATGACAAGCTGTATCTGGACTGGATCACACTGGAAGAATACGGAAAGTATTGCAGCCAGCCGATTGAGTTCGGATTGAATATGCTGGACTACTCACTGAGCAGAACAGCGGAGAACATTGTCACGGCACTGATTCCGCTGGGCGCACGCCTGGAGGGAGAATCAGAGATTGACGCTCTGGAGAAATATGTGGACATTACCAGCGTAAACGGTGGATCAAATTACATTTATAACCAGAACGCTGTGGAAAACTTTGGCTGGGTGTGGACAACTAACACCTGGCAGGATGTGACAGAGCCATCAAACCTGCTCCGAAAAGGAAAAGAGTGGCTGGAGGATAACCAGTTTGAGGATCTGACACTAGAACTGACGGCAGTAGACCTGTCCATGATGGATAGTGACTATGATGCTTTTGAGTGCGGAGACCGGATTCAGTGCAGAGCAAAGCCATACGGAATGAACAGAGTTTTTCCAGTCATGGAGATGCAGATTCCTCTGCAGAAACCAGATGGAGCAACGCTGACGCTGGGAGAGAACAGAAAGCTGACCTATACAGAACAGCAGAGCAGAATCTATTCCGGAGTCACAGCAACAGCTGAGGAACGCCGGAAAATCCAGAATCAGGAGATCCGGACGGCCATTGATAACCTGACAGCAAAAATGACAGGAACAGCCGGAGGATATCATCTGGAAGAATTTGACGAAAATGGACTCTGGCTCAGAGAGCTGTACATGGACGCTCCGAGCAAAGAAAAGGCCACAAAGATTCTGCAGATCAACAAGGAGGGCATCGGAGGCAGCCACAACGGATATGCAGGACCGTATACAGTAGGAATGACACTGGACGGCCAGATCATAGGCGAACGGATCACGGCCAACTCTATCAGCTCCGAAAAGCTGACGGTTGAGTACAAATCCGAACTAGAGGGAAAATTCTCAAAGGCAACACAGGACGCCAACGCATATACAGACAAGCGAGAAACCGCTGTGAAAGAAATTATCACAACCAGCATCAAGTCTGTAGAGGACAAGATACAGCTGGCGGTTACGGATCAGAAAAGCATCACGAACCGGTACAACTATATCAACGGTGGAGACAACCAGAGCCTAGATATATCGAAGTTCACGGCCTCAGTCAATGCCATGATATCCAAGAGTACGGCCGGGAACATGAACGCAATCCTGATGACCAAGACAGATGCAAGTACAGCATCAATCCAGCAGAGTCTGGGAACATTGCCGGCGGGCACCTATGAGGTGGAGGTTAAGGTATACACACCGACAGGGAAGAAACCAAGCTATTGCTATTTTGGTTTTTCCGGAAACACAACCTCACAGTACCTGTCAACGGTAAACTGTGACAAATGGTATACGCTGAAAAGAACAGTTACCTACACAAGCGCCGGGACAAGATCCTTTTATCTTTCCATAACCGGCTCATCCGGACAACAGATCTATCTGACGGATATCCGGGTACTGAGAAATGTGAAAGAGCTGATTGACGATGTGGACGCCAGAATCACGGTAGAGGCTGGAAAGATTACGCAGCAGGTGTCTGAGATGTACGAGGCTAACAGCCACAACTACTGTACAAACGGATCATTTTCTGATAGTACGGACAAGTTTACTGGCTGGTACAGGAGTAACACCACGCAGGTTACACAGACAACATTTTCCGGAAAATCCTGTGCTCAGATCACAAACACGGCAACCACATACTATTTGAGATGGTATCAGAGTCCATTTGCTAGAAAAGGAAAGATCAGAGTAAGATTCAAAGCCGCCTGTGCATCGGGGCAGGAAAAAACAGCCAGAATCAGAGTAACAATAGATGGAACATCACATTATACGAATGCAGGAGACCTGAGCACATCATGGAAAACCTTTGAATTTGAAAATGATGCTACACCATCATTGTTTTACACGTATTTCTATAACGCTGTGGCGAATACAACAGTGTACATCACAGACGTAGAAATCATGGGGTATGCCGCGACCTATGCAGAATCACAGTTCAAGTTGACTGCCAATGACATCACGGCGGAGGTCACAAGAGCAAAAAAAGCGGAGGATACGTTGA